GGCCATCGGGAGTCGGCGTCGGCCTCTACGCGTACGCGCTCGGCGATCTCTAGGTTAGCATCCGCGCGCGCCACGCGCTCCGCACGCCGCGCCTCGTCGCGCTCGCCTGTGCGGCGGATCAGCGTGTCGAGATTGGCCTCACACGCGGCGGCGTACTCACTTGGTATCGTCTGTGTGTGCGCGGGCGGAGCGGCGAAGAAAAAGGTCAATGTCCACGCGATCATAACCATCGCGCTCGATGCGCTTTGCCTGCTCATGTATGACCTCGTCGGGCGCCCGCGCGGGCGTGTGTGGTGGTGGGCTCGGCTCCGGGCGGGGCTCCGGGGCGGGCGTGGGCGTGGGCGTGGGCGTGGGCGTGGGCGTAGGCTCGGGGGCGGGGCGGCGAGCGAGTCGTAGTAGGACCACGAGGAGAGCCGCCCCGCCGAGCACCCGCGCACGACGGCCGACACGCGCGAGCTGGTCGGGGAAAGTAGCGGCGGCTAGGAGGGCCACCACGATGAGAGCCAGGATCACATCTCTCATGGTCGGGCCTCCGATCGCCTCTCAATCTCGGCTAGCCTGCGCTCGATTGAGCCCATGCGCTCCATCACTCGAATCAGGTCGCGGCTATCCAGAGCTAGCGACTCAACCCGGCGCTCGACCGCCCCGAGCCGCTGGTCCAGGATCTGGCTCTGGACGTAGCTCGTCCCGAGCGCCGCCACGAGCCCGACGACTAGGCCGACCACGATACCGCTGATTGTTTGCTGGACGTGGTCTCTCATTGCGTGTCTACCTCAATACCGTCTCGCGACACTCGGAGGCGGCGGATCAGCCCCGCGCCTCCTAAAAGAGTAAATGCGACCAGGATGAGCCCCATCCCGTACGCGTCGGGGATCCGCTGTGCGCCCCACGCTGCGATCGTCGCAGCTAGGATTACCCACCCCGCGACCTCGGCCGTCGTGTCAACCCAGCTTCGAATCAGCGCTCTAGGCATGGCAAACCTCACATGAGGGCTCGGATCCATCGCATCCGCACCCGTCGTCATCGTCATCGTCGTCGAGGTCGTCGTTGTAGTCCGCGCCGTCCCAGCCGTACACCAGATCGGGGCGAAATGCGCCCCACACCGGCTCGCGTTCGCTGCGTCGGGGATCAGCTGCGGGGTACGCCCACACACGCACGGCCCCGAGAGGCCCCGCGTTGCCCTCGATGGTGTACACAACGCCGCCCTCGACGTGCACCACGAGCCCGATGTGGCCTGCATATGGCGTGCTTTGCGAGGGGCGTACCCACGTGAGGATGTCACCGGCGCGCAGATCGGGGATCTGCACCACGGATTCCGGGTTTGCCGTCTTCGCCCGGTCGAACGAGCGCCGCGCGCCGAGTGTGTACGGTGCATCGGGGTATACCTCGCGGAGCACGGTGGAGGTGAACGCCGCGCACCACGCGCCTAGCGGGCGGTACTCAGCATAAAACCGCTCTACCCACGGGCCGCGGTTGTTCCCCCCGCGCTCCTGTGCGCGTGCGAGGATGTATGCGTAGGCGGCCGTGACGAGCGGATGTGCGCCCGGCCCCGGCACGAAGTAGCTCGCCCCGAGGGTTTTCGGGCCGAGCTTACCGTCAACGGTGAGCGGGCGCAGCGTACCTGGCTCGACGCCCGCGCGCTGGGCGAGGTCCGTGTCCTTGCGGAGGTTGTCGGGTAACTGTGCGTGTCGTAAGATTGTCATGTTTTGTCTCACACGAGCGGGTCATATTCCACTAGGCCACTAACCGAGAGGATGTCGGTTGCCTCGTTAGCCCACGAGCTGAGCGGGCCGCCGACGCTCTCGCGTTCAATGCGTCGCTGCGTGTCGTGGACGCCGCCAGCTCGAACGACGGCGTCGATGACGGCTGCCACGCGGCTCTCTGCCATCGGGAACGCATAGACTTTGTGTGTTTGCTGGCTGGTCGTCGGGCCGTACGTCGGCGCCTCGGATGCGTCGACGACCCGCTCTCCGAAGAGCAGGTTGATCTCGGATGAGAATTTACCTGCGTTTGCGATGGGGATTGCGATGCGCATCTGTCTCGTGATGATCATGGATAGCCTCGGGAGTTCAGTAGGCGGTTCGCCGCCGCGAGTGACGTCGCCGACGGCGCCGACGAGTTCCAGACGATTATCGCCCATATAATGCCTCCGAAAAATGCAGTGTTCGCGGCCGAGCTGGTACGGAACGACCCGACTGAGCTGAGATTGTGCACCGTCGGCGCGCCGGGGTGCGGAGTCGAGCCGGACACGCCACTCGGCTCGGAGATGATCGAGAAATCACCGGTCGGGTCGATCCGGATCGTATCCCGGCACGCGTACGGCCCGGAGCCCGGATCGTTGGTGTTCGCGCCCGTGGTCACGCTCGTACCGGCCGAGTTACGGAAAAGCAGCGAGCGAATCCTCGGGTTCGCAACCTGCCCGTGTCGTAGGAAATCGGCGGACCCGGTAGTGGTCCGGCCGAGCGAGAACACACAGCGCGTGCTCGTGAGCGCATCGTTCACCTGCGACGTGATGATGGTCGCGTGCTGTGTGGTGGATACGGCGTCTGCGATGTAGTCTGCGCTCAGCCAGTCGTCCACGCCGTCGTATAGTAGTCCGCCCCCGGCCAGCTGTCTCGTCGGACGCCGTGAGGTCGGACCGGTCTGGACCGCCGTGCGGCTCGGGTCAGCCGAGTCAACCCAAACCGAAACCTGCCCGCCGATGGGGGATAGGCTCTGACCTAGGAACATCGTCGACGGATCTGCGAGGAGCACAGCCACGCAGCTCGTGTCAGCCGCGAGGATTTGGAGGTCTGTTAGGGGAGACGGCCCCGAGGATCCGCCCCCCGCGTTTTGGTCTCGCGTGAAAACCCAACCGTAGCCGCGCCGGTATCCGAGTCTCATACAGGCCTCCACTGTGCGTCGACGCGCCGGATGTCGATCGTGGGAAGCTGCGTACCGAGGCCCAGCGGCTCGACGATCAGCGCCATGCGCAGCCGATGCGTCGGGGCCAGCCGTGCGCCCGCGTTCGTCGAGGTGCGCCCGTTAGCTACGGTCACGCTGGATGTCACAGGCGGATAGGTCGCGCCCCACCGTACCCAGCCCGCTGGCGTGATGTCCAATGGCATGATGTTGAGCCATCCGCCGTTGTGCGGCCCTGCGCCCGGAAACGCCGCCGCGCTCCACGCATGCCTCTTGGCTTGGGAAAAACCGATGCTTCCGGTGTTAGCTGTGCCTAAACCGATGCTGGCCATGTTACCGGTAGTGAACCCCACACCCGCGGAGGGGAGCAACGACGGCGAGGCGTCCGCGGCCGCGGCGTAGTAGTAGAGGGCCACCCCCACGTGACCCGCATGGTTGTTAGTACCCGTGGGCGCGTCGACCACGGTGCCGTCGACATACAACCAGTAAGGGGCCGCCCCGAGCGCCGCCGCATCGATCCAAAGCACGCCGCGGGCGGCCACCCCGGAGCCCGCGCCCGCCGCGCGGATCGCGGTCAGGTCGAATCGGATCGCCCCGTTCACCACGCTCATCCCTGCGAGCATCTGCGCTTCCGTGACGTCGGTGGACAGCGCCGAGTCGTAGGTGAGCGAGGGCATCCCAGAGAGGTCGTTATCCCAGCCGAACGCATTGGCCGCGGGTGCGCCGCCGCCGCCGCCGCGCCCACGCCCCCAAGACCAGGCTTCTCGCGAGATATCCCCCGCGTCACGGCTCACAGGCGCACCCCGCCGAGCGTGACGTTGACACCCGTGGCGGAGTGTACGAATCGGGGGAAGACCGCCGCCGCGTACGGGCCGATCTCGATGCGGGCCCCGGCGGGGGCGATGTTAACGGGCTGCGTCCCGGCCGCGTCGAGGGAGAAGACGACGTCCTCCGTCTGGTCGCCGAACGCGACGAGCACGAACAGCTGGTTAGCGAACGCGGGGGAGGGGAGTGTGAGAGCGACGCCGTTTGCGGGGGTGCCGGTGGCCACCGTACCGAGCGAGATGGGGTATGACATACGCATCCTGTTAGGTTGTGCGGACGATGGATCGCCCGATGCGGACGGTTAGCGTCCCGGGTTGTGTAAGCTCTCTATAGGTAAACGCGATCCGATCCACGCCCCCGGTATGGTAGTCGCGCACGAAACCGAACAACGCATTGTACTCATCGGCCGGGAACCAAACCCCGTCGATCCGCATCCAGACGGTCGCGCTGAACTGCTGGCTTGAACTCGCCGTTCGAGCTGCGATCAGCACGCGCGTGGAGTTAAGCAGCGGGATCCCGTCCGTGGCCAGGAAGGAGAACGTCGTGTCATTCGCGGCGGTGAATTCGAGCGTAGAGTACTCTCGGAAACGCCCCGAGGAGTCAATTACGAGATCGTTTGCGGTGGAGAAGCGGCCCATGTGAACTCCGTCAGGTTGCGATTAGAGTCAGCGCAAAGTTTCCCGTCGGCGTGTGCGGGGCGATCGCGCCGGTCGTCACGTTGATCGTGAACACATAGCAGGCCGCGCTACCGAGCTGTGGTAGCTGCGCATCCGGGACACATAGAAACGCCTCGTTACTAGCTAGCACGTTGTCGTATGCACCCCACGCGACGCGCGGGACCGTGTCGAACGCCGTTGAAAAACTCACCGACACGCGGTTACCCGAGAACGAGACCTCGGAGAGGTTATATGCGCCGACGCCGCCGTCCACCGTGCCGAGCACGGGCCGGACCACGCCCGTGGCCTTCACGATGTTCGCGCGCGCAATGCTAGTGAGCTGCGCCGGGCCGTCGGGCGCCACGTTCAGGCCTTGCACGTTGAACGTACCCGCCCGCACCCGCGAGGGGAGCACGCCGCCCTCAAACGTCACGGTCCGATGAACGGCGGTGGCCGCGTAGTTTGTGAACACGCCGGCTTGCGCGCGGTCGAAAAAGAACGAATCGGAGGCGCATTCGTCCGATAACACGAGCGGCGCGCTTGCGACGACGAGCGCGTCCAGCTCATCGGCTCGGAGCCCGGCCGTGATTATAGGTGTATCCCCGGCGAATCGCATGTATCGGGTATCGCCCGAGGGGTTCTCCACGACGAGCGATGCATCCGTACCGCCCAGGCTGAGCCCGATGTCCGTCGCGTATGTGAAACTCGACACGTTTCGAAACGCCGAATTCACATACGCGAGCCACTGACCCGTGCGGTTCCCGAGCCAGTTAAAAAACTCGTGTGGGGGAAGCTCGACGATCCATCCAAGCGCTCGCTTAGCGACGGACGGCGTGATAATCGTGGCCGCCGGATCGGTTGCCCATGTGGGGATTTCGGGTGGTTTAGGCATGTGGTGGCTCGCGTGCTAGGGGGTAGTGATAAGGAACGTGAACGTGCCAGCATTGAATCCGAGCGCGCCCGGGAAACCGAAAAACCCGAATGGATTGGATCCGGCCCCGACCGCAGTCACACCCACCGCCGCCGGTTTGGCGAGCAGGATAAGGCGCCGGATCGCGTCGATCTGGTTTGCATCTAGGCCCGTGATCGGCTGTGTGATGGTCAACGTGAAATTCGCATCGCCGGGGCCGTCTGCGTAGAGCACCCCGCCCTGGTTGAGAATCGCGTTCACGATGTCGACGATTGTACGCGCCGAGCCGTCGGAGCGCAATGCACGCAGTTTTTGACCTATGAGCGTCCGAAACTCATCGTCCGTGCGCGTCCCGCGCGACTCCTCGACGATGCGCCCGAAGATATCAAGCGCCCAGTCGGAGACTCCGTCAGTAAACGCGAGGCTCGTCGCGAGGTCAAAAGCGTCGTCCTCCAGGCATTGAATCTGCCGGACGAGCGCGGCGATCACGGGGCCGATCACGGCGTCCGTGCGCACGGGCGTGACCACCTCGCTAGCATCGGCCACCCCCTCGTGGTCGGGCTGGTAGATCCATTCACCGTCGTAGGGCATTGGCTATCCTATGGGGGGGTGAGGGTTCCGAGCTGGGCGATCTGAGCCGCGCCGAGAACGATGTCTTGGCCTAGCACCGCGTTGAACACGGGGTTCACCGCGAGCAGCCCGGGAATCGAGGCCAACCGCGCGATCACCTGCAAGCGGCTCACACGCTCGCCCGGTCGTAGGCCGTCGAAGTAAGCCGTCGTGCGCGCGCGCGCGTCCGCGTTCACGCTCGCCTGGGTACGCGTACCCGAGTAGGTGAGAATCAGCGCCACGTCCACGTTGACCACGGCCGGGAACGCGAAATGCACGTCGATTTGCCCGCCGTTCACGTCGATCGCCGTGCCAGACTCAGCGAGCATCTGCACGCCGATCCCGGCCGGCTTAGTGTCGTAGATCGCCTGCGCGACGCGGTCGAAGTCGGCCGGTACGAGCAGCGGCGGCCAGACCACCACGCCGATCCGGCGCGGTGCTAGGGTTATCCCCTCGATCGTCTGTGTGATGTCACTCGTGTTCTCCACCACGGCCACGCGGCGCAGGTCCGGCACGGAGGCCGCTACGCGCGCGCGGATCGCGCCGAGCGTCGACGACCCGGACCCGGCTAGTAGTGCCAGGCGCCGAGAGCGCGCCTCGTCGTCTGACTCCACGGGCAGGCCGCGAGCAGCTGAGACCGGGTTAGTCACCGCCACCACGCCCGCGGTGCTGGTCACGATCCGCGTGATCGTGTTCGGCGCAGCTGCGACGGAGCCCCGCACCTGCGCCCGTACCGTGATCGGGTCCGGGACGAACGCGTCGGCCACGCTGATCCACGTCGTCGGACGCAGGTCCGAGGATTGGAACACGGTGCCAGCCGGGATCCCCGCGCCGGTCGTGTTCGAGGCGTCCGTGGTTTCGAGCTGGGCGGTCGAGAACGTCGCGTCGCGCCGGACGCCGCCGAGCAGAGCTAGGTGGTTATCGAGGAACTGCCCCACGGCGTCGTTCGGATCCGCGAACGTGGCCAGGGAGGCGATCACGCCGCCGTCCAGCTCGCCCAGACGCGCAGCTAGCACGGCGCTCAGCGCGCCTAGCACGGAGTCGCGGCCGGGCCAATCCAGCGGCGCGCCGCCATTGAACTCGATCTCAAGTGCGGTGCGCAGCTCGGCGAGCCATTCGACGGAGCGCTTGGGCTGGTAGCCGTTTGGGGTTAGTGGCATTTGACTTGCTCCTCGGCTACTAGGCCATGGGTAGAACGACGACCCGGGAAAACGTCTCGACGAGCGCCCCGAACAGCACCGTGATCTCTAGTACGTTGCCATCCGCGCCCTCGGGGGCGTAGCGAGCGCGCGCGTTCACCGTCACCGCACCGGTCGAAGCGTTGAACGATGTAGACACGCCTAGCGACCGGCACCCGGGCGTGTCCTCGATCTCGAAGACCACGTAGTCCCGGATCTGGATCAGCGGCGGTGGTAGCGTATCCCCCCACGCGATGAACGGCAAACCGACGCCATCGTCTAGCGGCCATTCGCCGAGGTGCGTACCGAGCCGGATGCGCAGCCGCTGCGCCGCGGAGTCTGCGCCCGCGATCAGGTCCAGCGGCCAGCGGCCTAGTCTAATGTCTCTCGGCATGGAGGGTTACCTCGCCTTTACGGTGTCAGACGCCACGGGGAGCCCTCCGAGCATCGGAGTCAGTGTCGGGCTGGTCGGCGTCGCGGGCGCATTGGTGGGGTGCACGTGCGCGTTGAACACCCCTTCCATCGCTTGCAAGCGGTTCTCGACCCGGTCGGCGCGGGCGAGGAACTGAGTCGCGGAGAGCCCTCCGAACCGGAACTCACCGCCCTCGAAGACGATCGCGTCGTCCGGGGGCTCGGCCTCGGCCGCGTCGAACGATCGCAGCCCGGGCAGAAACACAGCGTCCGAGAGATCAAACCGCGTGAACCGCGCGGGCGTGGTCGGGCGCGTCTGCCCGTTGAGCCACTCGTCGATCGAGCGGTGGCACACGAGCAGGACGCCCGTGTCACCGGCGCGCGGGCGGAACCGAATGCCCACGCCCGCCCCGCCGAACATGGCGACCGGCACGTCGTATATGGGCGGCTCCTCGTCGTAGGCGACGCTCGGATCCGGCGCGTCGTCCTCGTCGTCGAACACCAAATACGGCGTCCGGACGTCTACGCGCACCGTAGCGCGCGGATGTTCGTATGCGATCACCGTGGCGGGGAGCGCGACGCGAACGCGTTGCATCGCCTGCGTGGCGGCGCTCGCAGCTACCTGATCGACGGTCTCTGTGGTCATGGTGCTAGCTCCTCCGGGCCTCGATCGTGGAGGTCATGGTACCATAATTCGAGCCCGCGTGTTGTACTCCTGTGCACGCCCACACGCCGCTACCCGGGCGCCCGGGCCCCGCGTCGACTTGGAAGCGGACACCCGGCGAGACGTCCGCGGCGAGGAGCACGTGAAACACGCATTTGGCTCCGCCGCGCGGGTTCGGCGCCTGGATGAGCGTGCCGTTCTCGTAGGAAAATAACCGGCCGAGCACCCGCGTCGTACGCCGCTGGCCAACTAGTTGCAAGCGGCCGTTTTGGATCGACCAGCCCGCTTTTACGGAGGCGGCCAGCCCGTCGAGCACGTCACGAGCTGCACCGGAGAGGTGCAATCCGTTCTGGATGAGCGGGTCGTCGGCCTCGTCTAGGTATAGGTCCACGGGTAGGCCGATCTGCGCCGCGAGCTGTGTGATCGCCTCCGAGAGCCGCACCTTGCCTCGGATAGAGAGCGCAGCGCGTGCGCCCTGGTATTTGCGCAGGCCGTCCGCGAACTGGATCTTGAGCACGCGATCCGAGCCCGAGTACTCTAGGTTTACCCCGTCGCGTACGGCGTTGCCTGCGCCCAGGAGCATGGGCGTCGTCCCCTCGTATCCTGCGAATATGCGTACGAGCGGCCGCCGCTTGCTCAGGGAGAGCGCAATTGACTGCGTTTCCGAGGGGTTATAGATAGAGATTTGCCCCTTGTTTGGCTCTTTGGTCGCCGTCCGGGAGACGGAGAAATCCACCCGGAACCCGGACGCGCCCCGGCCCTCAAAGGCGATGTCGTCCGCTACCACGGTAATATGCCGTCCGAACAGGTACGTCATGGGCTCGCCTCCACGTAGAGTAGTCGCACGGATCTACCGAGCGCCGCCTGCCCGTACGGCGGGGCCGTGGGGCCGTACACAAGGAGCACCCCCCGAGGCCCGCCCGTGCGAAACGTATAGTACGGCGATGAGCCGGGCGAGATCCGCCGATGCAGCGCGATCGGCTCCGGGGGCTCCGTGTCCGAGTAGAGTGACATGAACCAGGCGACCGCGAACTCGGACCATTCTAACCGCATCCGATAGCGCGTGCCGTCCAGCTCGACGCTCATCGTCTGGAACACCTCCTCGCCGTTCAGCTCGATCTCAACGGTGGCCATTACGGGATCTCCTGGGAAAACAGCGCCTCACCCGCGGGGGAGAACCCGCTACGCGCCGACTCAGCTGTCAGCTCGGCGGCGCGCTCGGCGCGGATATCGCGAGTTAGGGGCGTCGCGCTGGTCTCGAACTCTCCGAGGATGGCCGGGCGCGTGCGCACAACCGTTTGCTCGCCGTCGATCAGCCCGTTGACATAGCCGCCGATGCGCAGGCCGGGCATACCCAAAGACTCCGCGGCCGCGTCTCCGAAGCGCGCAAGCCCGCTGATGATCTTGAACGCGGGCGGCGTCCCCGTGTCGGCCTGCTCGACGGGGGGAGTCAGGTCCGGTTTCGGCTTGCCACGAGGCCGTGGCGGTGGTAGGCGAACGCGCTCCTCGCGAGCGCGCCGGATTTGCTTGGCTTGGATCGTGAACACGAGGCGCGCGACGCTATCCCATTCATAGCCATACGATTCGATCGCGATTTGCGAGAACACGCCGCCGCGGTCCGAGATGTAGACCAGCTCGCTCGTCCGATAGCTTTCCAACCATTCGATGGCCTCTTCGAGGTACGTGCGCCCGTCCTCGACGACGTTGCTCGCCGGGATCTGCCACGGGCCCGGCGTCTCCGTCTGGCAGACGACGATCGTGAGCGAGCGGAACCGCCGCTGGATGTGGTCCGCGATCGGCGTGTCACCCGCGATCGGGTGCTCGGTTACGTCCTGTTTCTCATTGACCGCGACGGACATCTCGGAATGGAATGTGAGATCTGGGCGTAGGCCGCCCGGATCTCGGCGGTTGAACGAGACGAATGTAGCCATATCAAGGTTCCGATGGTTGCACGCTCGCGCTCGCATCGCGCAGCGCAGACGTGAAATCACTTGCCATGGTGGCGGCCATCTCGGGAGAGTAGGACATCCCGCCTTGCACCTCGATCGTAACCGAGCCAACATTAG